GGCAAAAGCCAGTTCAGGATTCCACATATCATCATGCAGCAAGCTTGTATCAATGCCATTAGCGATAACGCCTTGAATTTCGCCAGCTACTGTAGACACCATCCTCTTAACATTTGTAAACCCATCCTCCAATCCAGAATTTAATCCATTCATAATTGCTTGGCCTGCCGGAATCAACAGTTTTTTATCATAGTTAATAGGTCCTTTGTGTTCTTTGATCCAATTAGCAATACCGCCAACGAATTTTTTCACACCTTCATAAGCTGATTTCAATCCACCCAAGAAACCATTCATGATCGCAGATCCTGCACCTCTTAAATTAATGTTTTTCAATCCATTAAACACGCTTTTTATTCCGTTAATGACACCCTTGATCGTATTTCCAACGCCCGAAATCACACTGCTCATAGCTCGAAAAGCGGCGGAAACTCCACTTTTCAGTGAGTTTCCCGCGCTGCTTAAACCAGTGAATACCGATTTGATCTTGCTTATGATGCCGCTAATCACACCTCCAACTGTGGAAATGACCGACCGGATTGCATTCCAGGCTATACTTAAAATATTTTTTAACACTCCACCCGCACTTCCGGCAGCACTGAACGCTGTTTTTATCCCATTTATTATGGCTGATATGATATTTCCTGCCGTCGTGACCGCGGATTTTATCCCGTTCCATGCACTGCGGATGATTTCCTTCAAGGTTCCACCAGAACCCGACAGATTGGTAAACATGCCAATGACTACGCCTACCCACTCAGCAACCGTGGTCAGTGCCGGTGCGCACGCCTTGAATACATCCACCAAAAATGAAACGACTGGTGTAAGAAACTGTATCACCGTTGAAATCACGTCAAATACAGCCGAAACGCCCATAAGAATCCCTTTAAATACTCCGCCTAAAAACGCCCCAAGGACTTGCAGTACGGGCATCAATGCACTTGCCAAAACAGAAAGCAGCGGTTGTACTGCATTCCACATTTTCGCAAAAGAGTTTACGACCATATCGATCGCCGGGCCAACGATCTCCATCATCGTGCTAAATGCATTGGTAATTGCCGGTACAATCGCTGTTATCAATGTCTGCAAACCACTAAAATCAAGTTGAGCAAATGCTGTACTTACTTTATCTATGATCGGCGTAATGGAGTCCGCTATCGTGGTAATCAAGCTTGGTAACTGCCCCAATACGGTTCCGAAGGTGTTTTTGACAATCGGCCCCAAGGTATTAAACACTGTTTGCCAATGGTTTTTCATCGATTCGCCGTATCTTCCTAGAGATTCAAAAATACCTCCAAATGACGATACGATCGCATCACCGCCAGCCATCCCTTCGGCAATTCCGCTTATAATCTGCTTGCCGTAAGCGATAAAATTTGGAGCGGCTTCCGAAATAAATGTTGTAATTGCCCCAGGCAATGACTTAAGTATATTACCAACCATTGGAATAAAGTTTCCGAAAAGAAATGTAGATACGGTCTCGGCCAATGCTTTTAAGGCCGGTTGGATATCCTGCCCCAAGGACAGGTTTCCTAAAACATTAGAAAAAGCAGCCTTCATGGATGCAAGTGATCCGCTAAATGTTTCTGCCGACTCCTTGGCCGTTGTTCCAGTAATGTCTAATTCTCCTTGTATGGTATGGATTGCATCGTAGACATCCGCAAGATTATTGATATCATATTTGACTCCTGTGAGTTTCGTGGCATCGGCTAGCAGCCGCTCCATTTCCGTTTTTGTACCACCGTACCCTAACTTTAAGTTATCAAGCATGGTATAATTTTGTTTCGCAAATCCCTGGTATGCATTCTGGATATCTTGCATACTGGAACCCATCTTGTTCGCATTATCAGACATATCAGTCAATGCCATATTTGCTTTGTCTGCGGCCGCTTCGGTATCGCCACCCATTGATTGCAAAAGGCTGGCAGAAAAGCTCGTCACGCTTTCCATGTAGCTGTTTGCCGACAATCCGGCTGTTTTATAAGCATTGTCCGCATACTTCTTGACCTTATCGGCGCTCCCCTTAAAGAGAGTTTCAATCCCGCCAAGTGACTGTTGAAGATCGGCACCCTCAGACAGGGAAGACGAAATGATCTTTCCAAGCGCAACCCCAGTGGCGGCTACTGCGGCGATAGCGGCAACTTTTAACCCAGTCCCTAATTTGCTGCCTGCGCTATTGCCTGCCGTAGTCGCTTCCGGATCTAGTTGTCCTTGGATGGCCCCACTGATTCCTTTGGCTGATGGCACAATCTGCACATAAGCCTGACCTAATTCCGTTGCCATTATGTCGCCCCCTTTACCCTTTTTATTAATTCGTTTCGTTTTCGCTCAAATTCCTCACCGGAGCTGAATTCAATTACATTTTTTTCTGTTTCACGGCTGCCGATAAGTTTTTCCACTATTGATAGCGGACGATTTTTACCGGTTTGGCCATCCTTCGTTTTGAACCAAACCAAAAGCCCCAATTTGTCACTTATGCTTGCAAGCAGCGTAGTTTCCAGTGGAACCGATTGGTTGTTCTGTTTCATTCTGATTCGTGATTCAGGCCTCAATCCGCAAGAAAAAACAGCTACTGATAAAGGCGGTAGCTGTTTGTAATCGTATATTCGGTATGTTTCTGCAAGGTCGCAAATTAATGCATCCTCGTCTAACTTGATCATTCCGGCAAGGACTAAGAGTTTTTTGTTTGATCCTGCCCTTTAAAAATTTCAGTAATTTCTTCGGTCATCCTATCAGTAGAAACAAGACCATCCTTGGTTCGGACATGATCCTTTAGTTTACTGGTTTGCTCTTTTCCTAAAAGCAAGTTTACTACTTTTGCCACGATTAATGGATCTTCCTCTATTTCGGCGATCGCTTCCAAAAGCTCATAGTTATTCAATCGTTTTTCTGACAATTTGTATTCAAATCCCGATTTCGTTTTCCCTTTGATCATTCATCCGCACCGCCTTCTGCTCCCGGTTTTTGAATATATTCATAATGAGAGTTCCCGCTGCTGTCTGGAATGGCCGTCAACGTGGTTTCGTAACCTATCGCATCTTCGTCCGCATAGTTTACTTCACCCAGTTCCGACACTTGGCCATTCGGTATTACAATGCGCTTCAAGATCCCAGCTTTCAGTACCATGTCAACGACTATGACATGTTCGGCTAGCGGGGTAGAATTCGCCTTAATCGCAATTCCCGTTTCTAATGTTCCAGTGACATTGCTTGATCCATATACTTCTTTCAGTACATCCACATTCGTTGCTTCAATCAGCGTATAAGTGAATGAATCTTCTTTTTCAGTCTGCACAACTGCTACCGTATCACCACCCCAAGCTTTAATGGTATCGGAGGATGGCGTATTCTTGTTCTTTAAACCATCCTCTGAGATATAGCCAAGGCTTTTAAATGCCGCATTTAATATAGTGGTCGCATCTGTCGGCAGCATTGTTCCCGAAGGTGCTGAGTAAATGGCACCACCGATTTTCGGCTTAGCCGTTGAAACGTTTTCTGCTTTTGACATAAAAATTCCCTCCTGATTTTAATAATGTTTGATATCGAAAACAGCTTGATATCGGTATGATTTCGCTTCTGTATCCGTGTAGTTATAATCACTGTTGAGCTTGATTTTACTGATTTTGTCCAATATGATCAGATCCTCTACAGCTTCTTTCACTTCTTCATTTAGTTTTGCCGCTTCATACATCGATTCGGCATAACTCTGGAACGCGAACGTTGATTCTGGCAAATAGTTTCGCTTGGAACTACCAGTTTTTTCAAAGAGTACATAGCGTTTCGGTGGGTCCTTCGGACGCTCGAAATAAGACGGCACAGATAGATGGCCGTCCAGGAATTGTTTCATCTCAACCTCAATCATTTATCGCACCGCCTTCAAAATCGTATTGTTTTCCATATTCTCTTTCTTAGTCTTGTAGGAATCGGCGTATACCATAGCATTCGCACGTGTTTTCCCTACATAGGCATCCTGCTTGTATCCTTCCCCGCATCGATTTTTAACGGCACTGGCGTATTCCGTTAATACCTCCTGCATCCCTGCTGATTTTAGCAGCTGACCAACACCGGCACGGTTCAATTTGAATTTGTTTTTAGCCATAGCGTTCCACCATCACTTTCTTGTTCCAGTCGAGCGGAATCAGATCCTCAATCCCTTCCAGCGGAACCCCAAACGTTCGCCAGCGTTGGCCGAAGAATTTCACTTCCTTATCTTCCCAGTCATGCCTATCGCCTTTTGGAATTGCCAAAGTATAGACAGCTTTTTTGCCGGTTAGGCTCATCTGGTTCACAACATCATCCGATGAAGTCGGACTCACAAGCACGTTATTCACATCCATTTCTATATCTTCATAAATCGGACTGCCAAACGGATCTTTGCCAGTCTCAACTTTATCAACAAGGATAATTGTCATCCCTTTTATTTTGGTCATATAAATCAATCACTCCATATCGTTGGCGTCGCAACCCCAGGCGGCTTAATTCAGTGTTTTTGATAAATAAGCCTCCTCCTGGAATCAAATAAGAGCCAGACCAGGAATATCCCAATGCGCTCTCCGTCTTTTGCGTGATTGGTTCCTGGTCGGTGGAAGTCATCAAGGTACGGGCAACAACGTCAACCGTCACGGACTGAACGACCGTGGCGTAAGTGGGTCGTTCAGTCACCATGTTGTCTAAATCTTTACCAACCTTATTAGCTTCTTCCCGCAAAGAATCAGAAACCACTGTAAGCAATGATTCTGCCCGAGTGGTTTCCGCTGGTCTTAGTGGCCGCCATAATGTTTCAATGTCTCCAATAGTTGCAAATGGCTTCACGTGATCACTCCCCTTTGGCCATCATTAAATCATACAGCTCTTGCTTCTTTAATTTTGGGTCGTATTTGATACCCATAGCATCCAGTTCCTGCTTGATTTCTTTGACGGTTATGCCGTCTGAGTCTCTATGATCGTCAGCATTTTTTTCGACAGGTGTGACACTGGGGATTTCATCGTTTTCAGCTGGTTCTTCGGTTTTCTCGTTAGGATTCACTTCTTCCCAATCTTTTCCCCCGATCTTACAGTTGCTAAAAAAAGTAAAGCCAGTTTTTTTATTTCTATATTCCATCATTTATCCCTCCATTGGTGATTACGGCTTAATGATACGTGCGAAATGGTCTCCATCCATAATTCCCCAGCCAAGATAGGTTTCGGAGCGCAGATACACTTGATTATAACCTTTTAAGTCGTTGCCGCTGTTATCCGGATCACCGTATTTGATGACTTCAAACGGCACTTGTTTTGCATAGCCCCATTTGAACATGCTTGCAAAATCACCCAGGATAACCAAATCATTTCCACCGTTAGCAACCGTGTTGTTGATATCCGTTTTCAGGCCATTAATAGAACCTGGATTCCCACCCCACGCCAGTTCGGGGAACTGTTTTACACCATTCACCTTGTAACCAGCCAGGGCCGAGGAAAAAGCAGGGTCCATTGCCATTCCCGTCACAGACCCGGAAGACCCTTGAACTAGCCCAACAGCTGCTTCGATATTTGCGTCTGGATCTGTAGCGTTAAACTCGACCGTTTGGGTCACCTGGTTATCAAAATGGTTATCTCCGATAATCGTAGATGCTACACCGGAACGTGGGTTGATACCATGCAGCGCCATCAAGTCAAGGCCGCGGGCTAACTTTTTGGCATAACCGTCGTTGAATGCCTTAATGATATCTATTTTTTCTTCTTCTGAGGCATATAAAAATTCATCCGATACACGGGCGCCATACTCCACTTTGATTGGTACCATTTTGAGCGGTGCCAACGAAATTCCCCCGTGCGTTTTCTTGCCATTTTCAGCCACGATGTCAATGTCCGAATCCATCGTGAACGTAAATTCTTTCTGTCCGTTAAATGGTACTGGTTTTTGCTGGGACAAAACTACCAACGAACTTTTTCCCTGTACTTTGCTGATCAAGTCTGTCACCAATACCGGATCAAACAAGTTTCCTTTTGATAATACTTCTGCCATAATAATTATTCTCCTTCTAAATTAATGTGTTTGATTAATGATTTATAGGCACCGTCCACGCCTTCTCCCTTTGGTGTCTCAGTATTTTTGAGTGGCGGAACTGGTACCACAGGTTTCATGATTCCTGCAAAGCGTTGTGCATCAGCCGTAAGGCTTTCTTTATCCTCACCCACTAAACGATCTGCAAAATCAAGAGGCACTCCGTTTTGTAATGCGATCCTCGTTCTTAGATTGGCCGTTTCAAAACCAGCGATTTTTGCATTCAAATCTGAGATCGTACCATCATACGTTTTTGCTTTTTCGGTTGCATCGTTGATGGCTGCCTGCAGGTTTCCAACTTCTGTTTCCAATTCCGTGTTTCGTGTTTTGAGTTGATCATAATCAGCAAATTGTTTTTCCAGAGTTTCCTTCTGGCGGTTCAATCTGTCTTGAATAATTTTGTCCAACTCTTCTTGTGTTTCGATTACTTTAAATTCTGCCATAATCAATCCTTTCCCAGCTTACCCGGCTGTATCGGTAATTTTTTTGTGTATTAAAAAACGACAACCGAAAACAGAAGTCGTTTAATACCTTATTTGTTGCTTTTTCTTAGGCTTATTATTGTTGCAGGCCCAATGTGCTAATAATGCACTATCCATAAGACTGATATCTGCATCGTCGTATTGCGATTTATACCCAAAGCCGCCGCTTGAACCAATATTACGTTTGTCACAGTTCGTAACTACCATTGTGAGTGATGGTTGATCGTTGTGACAAATCGTCTGTTGATAAATCCCCTGTTCCCAAGATGAGTTGGCGTTAATGATCTCTTTTACTGTCGGCAGTATGGGTACCTTAAGACCGAAATCTTTCATTTCTTGAGCTAAGAGGCTTTGGCCGCTCTGACCATCGATTGCCACGGCTGCAACATCTGCGTTTTTCAAAAAGTTGATAATCCATTGATTGCCATTCCTCACCGATTGACAATCAATTACTTCAACGAATATCTTTCCAGATAGTGTTCGAACCGCCACGCTTACAGAAGCATTCGCACCATCATTGCCGTACTTGACTCCGATAAAAAGAGGGCCTTTCAGAACCGGCAAGCGTTTCACTTTCAATTCTCGCCATTCATTTTCCGAGATGGCAGATTTTTGATTGTACTTGATCCACAGGCCGAGCCGCTGAATGTTAAAATCAATTTCATCTGGACCAATCTCGTCCTGGATTGATCGTTCCGTAAAAATTGTTCCCAATGACGGATTGCATAGATACCACAACTCACGATCGCGAATATCAGACTGATCCTCGACGCCCCACTCAGCCCAGCCGGAGTTCTCAATTTTATGATCAAGAACATCACTTCGAAAATTAACAAAGACTGTACCACTCGAAAGTGGTGTAGGTGGGGTTCCGCAAAATATTGTTTGTGGGTTTTTAGAGTCAGTTACAACGTATTTTAAGGCCGATTCTTGGTCAGGCGTATACTCCTGAGCTTCATCAATAACCAGCAAGTCAAATCCTTCACCCAAACCGCCTGTACTGGTACGGGTACGAAACTCGCACCGACCGCCAGTTTCGGGAATCTCAATGCGTTCGCGCCCGGTCGCCCTCAGTGAATCATATTGAATACCGGCTTTATCCAGCAAGCGTAAAAGCCTCTCCCATGCAGCGTGGCTGGTGGTCGTTCGATGGGCTGTATGAAGCATTTGCTCCCCGTTCATTAATCCTTGCATCTCTCGGATGGCCACGACCTCATTTTTGCCGTTACGACGTGGCAAACTGTATCCAAATTTCGTGTGTGTCCACAGGCCATCTTCATTTACTGCAAAAATATGTTTGGATAGACCGATCTGCCATTCTTGCGCGTCTCTTCCTGATCCTTCATAGGTTTCTATCGCTTCTTGATACAATGTTTCAGCATATGGAAGAATTACCGATTGAGTAGGATGCTGATTACCAAGTCTTACTTTAGCAGTCATACTGATCCCCTTTCAATCTTATCCGCATGATAACCCTGTCGCTGGAAGATGCTTTGATCAGAAGTCCTTTTGTTACGCGTTACCTCTCCTTCCTTAAATTCATTTTTTTTCTTGCTACTATTTTTAATTCTCTTTCTGGATCACGCCACTTTTTGGTGTGTGAATTTTGGATTCCACGACCATCTTTCGGCTCATATTCTACTGCACACCTGCAGCGATCATGACGCCGGTACAAGTCATTTGGTACATCGTCAGGATAATTGTAGGTTCCTGCCAAATTCAAACACCAGCCGCAAGGATCATGGCCCGAAATACGCCGTGTAATTGTTGGATTAAGACCAGCTTTTGCATGAAAATCAACATTGGCTTTTATTGCATCATCAACAATGCTTTGGCTAAAATTAACGATTGGTTCGTTTAGTATCCATTTTATGTCGTTAAAATTAGGTTCACTTGAAACTCGATTGACAATTCCATTGATACGGTCTTTATTCAAATCGGGAACCTGTGCTTTCAGTTTCAGGCCAGCTTCATGATTCAAAATAGTTTGCACATCAACTGCAAAACCAGAAATCAATTCATGGTTTTTTTTCAATGTTGAATTTAAGATTCGATCGGCAATGTTAAAATACATTTTTCCATCCGGCAGAATTTCAGCGGTTATATTGGTGCCAAGAATATCTGCAAGGATTTCTCCGATCTCGACAGCAAAATCATTCGCATCAAGATACGTTGCCTTTTTGCTCTTTAAGGCCTGTATTGCCTTTTTCAGCTTGGCACTATTGTAAGTTCGATCATCAAATTGTACTTGGATCTCTTCCAGAAGGTTTGGGACAATATCATCCATTATGATCAGCTCCTTTGACTCCGGTTAAATCACGAATTGTTTCAGAATCAACAAAACCTTCGATTGCCTGGTTTAATTTAATCGCACCATCACCGATAATGCTCAGCATACTTGCATCCGCTTCGAATAGCGGCTCCCATTTAGGTTTTGTATTCACAAACTGCTCTCGTAAATACGGGAAATTATCACGTAAACATGCTGCCAGGTATGCAACATTAAGCAGACCTGAACCAAGTGACCGTTGTGCCTTCCTTCCTGCCAATCGCAAGTTTTCGTGGCTTGCTTTGATAGCCTCTACCGATGAGGGATTCTCAGAAGCGAAACCCAAGTCATCCAAAGTTAAGCCTGTTTCACCAGCAAAACCGGCAGCCGCAGTTTTTAATTGCTCAGTAAACGGGGACATGCTAGAGGTTGTAAATTGTCCTAATTTCGGGGCGTCTCCGGCATCGTCTTTTGTAAATTGAAGCATGCTCGAAACAGTCGCCTTCCATGTATCCATCGGCTCTGCATCGTTGCTTAATCCTGCAACATATTTCTGTGGGAATGAATAAAATTCAGCCGTTACGTCTGCTCGCTCTAGCGTTCGCTTTGCGTATTTTTGATAGTACATTCCGGCACGTGTTATCCTGGAACGTCCAAACGGTCGAACGGCGTCCGGCCTGTGAATAATCGGAACCAGTAAAGGGTGACCGATGGGGTTTTCTGTCGAGAAATTTTTGTCGGAATCCTCATAATAATAAGAGGTCTGCTCAGGGGTGAAATAGGCTTCCAGTGCTGGGTTTCCCATCCCATCGCGCTCAAGAACCGCATAACCTTTTGTAAGCAAACCGGTAATCGGATCTATGATCCCGGTAGCATTACTGGCTTCAATCACTTGCAGGCGCGGCATGTCTTCCCCTGCTTTCGAAATGTATACGAAAGAGCATGATGCAATCAAAGTAGATAGCACCGCACTGTCAAAAAATACATCTGGATTGTTTGCGTTAAAAATTTCAGCGACTTCGAAATCATCATTTGCAAACTCACGAAAAACAAGCCGGTCTGCAAGACTGTCCACACCTTTTGCACACCAGCCCAACACTGCTCGATAGCGTGCTCGGATTTCTGGCGGAATGGTAACCCCCATATCAATATCTTTATGTTTCATCGCGTACTGATTGTAGCGCATTTCTACGCGCGAACAGCATGAGTTCAGCTTTTTCCTTAAATATTCCATATCTTGTGACTCCATTTCATCATCTCCTTTCTTTTGGCGTGAGAAAAAATGTACAGTGACGGCGTGAACCTCGGAGCAACCCGCCGAGGGGGAGGTACCCCCCTGCTTCTCTCGCTTTATGTTTTGCCTAGGACCTATAAGTGATCCAGTCAAGGCTGTGGGGAAGATTTCGATTCCCTAATACTTTCGGTTCTTCTTTCTTCACATTGAATAATTTGTCAGACTTCTGACGATTACAAGTCCAGTGAGTTAGTTGCAGGTTCTCCATTGCTGATGGGTGACCGCCTTTGTTGATTGGCATGATATGGTCTATAACTGGGCTTAATGGATCTGGTGATTTAAGTCTCTTATCCACTGGCTTTCCGCAGATCCCACAGATGTCTTGTGTTTTAAGTATGACCTTCTTGTTCTTCTCAAAGGCTACTCGATGTGGACCCTGTCGATCTGGTCTGCTCTGGTTGCTCATAATGCTGTCGCCTGCCGAAATGCTTCTAGTATCTTCGGAAACTGCAATGCGATCCAGTCAACCATTTCCTCATTCATGGCCCATGCATCTGCGTTCGCGCTATTTTCATATAGGCCAGATTCATGAAGAAATGCATGGATAATCTCATGTCGAATATTTCTTTTTATCAGCACTGCTTTAACTTCTTTATCCTCTTCGCAGGTATCCAGCAGTGATATCGCTATTAATTTTTCGTACGGACTACAATATCCTCCGCACTCCCCGCAAGCGCAATCCATTTTCTCTGCCATTTCTTCGTCGGACAGATTTATAATCTTATATTCTGTTCCTAATATGCTTACTGTCATAAATGCCTCCATGCAAAAAGACACCCGGACTATTCCGAATGCCTTTCGTTTACTTCATCAATGAACTCTTGCATGAGTTCTTTTATCTTTGTTGCCTGGGCAACTCCCACTTTCTCGCAAGCTTGTTCCCACTCTTTTATAAAATCCTCTTTAAACTCAAACTTTTTCTGCTTAATTCCAGCTTTTTTCTTATACTTCGCTGATGCTACCGTTTGTGGCTTGGGTTCACCTTTTGGCATTTCGATCCCTCCAAGCCTTGTAAATCCTTCCTGCAGTTAATCCTGCGGCAATTGCTATTATAATTATTATCGCTGTTGTCATATTGAACTTCATGGCTAATTGTGTTATATTTATTTTAGAGAAGGGCTTTCGCCCCTCTCCGCTAATTCATTAGCTTGTCGATTATCAGTAAGATAATCCCAGTAAGAAGTCCTACGATCAGTTCAAGTGCCAGTTGAATCCAGTCTATGGGCTTCTTCTTTTTGCGTTTCTTACGCTTCTTAGCCATTTACTTACCTCCTTTCTATGTTTTAATTATACTATATGCGTACGCATATGTCAATACCTTTTACATAAAAAAGAGGGATTATTTTAATAAAAAGACCCCGGGCCCGAAGGACACCGGAGTACGTTCTTTTGTTTATATACTTTTACTATCTCAGTATACATGTCAAGCGCGTCAGTGTCAAGTGTTTTAGAACAAATATAGCAAATTATTTTACACAATACATCCAGTGTCTTTCTATTTCCCTGATGATAATTTCTTCCGTGGTTCCGAGACAATTAGCAACCTCTTGTTCGTCTAGGTTATTTATGTATCGCAATTCCAGTATGATGCCGATTCTGTCCGGTAATTCGTCTATATACTTTCTCGCCCTATGTATCAGGGACTCATTTTCGTAGAATAGCCGCCGATACTCAACTTCTATATCCACTGTTTCTCCTACGCTGTCCATGCTTGTATCAAAGGGCATATTTCCACTTGGCATACCTGACATATCTAACCCGCTTATCCCTTGACCGCCTTTTAACTCTGCATATCTATTTTTAAGCCGGTTCATTTCTCGGTTATTTTCCGCTATGCGGCGAAATTCTTCTTGTGTCAATCGCCTGCCACCTTACCCTTTCTGCTACTTATGCTCTTTTCAACATCGAACCAAGTCAATGATTGCTTATAATGCCCGAAGTCAAACCTAACATGATACCGATACACTCCCACGCACCGCACAACCTTTCTTTCCCGGTGCGGGTGACGACCTTGCTTGTTATCATTCAGCAGGACGATTGTATGTATATACTCTTGCCCGACTTTAATTTTATCTTTTTCCAATTATCCTATCATCTCCTTTTATTACCCGTATATTGGCAATATCGTAATATTATTCTTGTTTAATCTTGATAATTATCTTTCATACCTTTATTTCTAATGCAACACGCGCATTTCTGGTGTCTCTCCCCCTTCCATTTGCAGTCTGCGCATGACAACTTCTGCATGTCTTCAAGGGCTGACTCGCTCCACCAGCCAGTCCCCGCGCACCCATGTATAAAGTATTGTGCGCTTCTGTCTGCGTCTATTGCGGAAATTTCCACTGGGATTAAAAATGAATCTCCAACCTTATATCTCATTTCTGCTTATCCTCCTTAAATTATCGTTTCATGGTACAAAAAAATCTGCCGACTTAATATTAGTCAGCAGATCGTTTGAAATTATTATTTATCTTTAATATATCGGATTCTCTTTTGACAACTTCCACTCTTCGTCAAACTTTGCTAAGTGGGCTTTTGCGTAGGCCCGGTTTCTATGCAAGTTTCATTTTCCTTAGGAACGCTTCATTCTCGGCTTCGATCAATTCTTCGTATTCCCGTACAATGTTATACTCTTCCGAATTAATCATGTTATTGATTATATCTTGCTCATTACGGAAACCTTTGTCGGTGCCGCTGCCTGCATGCCCTATACCGATTGTAACATCATCACGTTTGGCAAAGTATGTGTACATGTATCCTAATGCATTTGTTAACTCGCAATCAAGTTTGAACCCGTTCTCTTTAGCTGTTTCGAAAAGTTTCTCACTGTAACGATTTTTTAATGTATCTAACATAATAATTACCTCCGCTTTGTTTGGTTGTTATCTCTACTTGTTAAATACATTATAACTCTTTAGAGTTAGTTTGTCAATGCTTTTAGAGAAAATAATTAAATAAAAATTATTATTCTTTATCTGTGTAGCCTAATAAAATGTTCATGCATGCCGTCTTCATCTCCTCTTCGTTTTCTGATGCAGATACGACTATTAATTCATGCGTCTTATCTCCGATCACATCGGCGATCATAATGAATTCCAATAAACAATCAATCTGATCTTTCTGATTCAGCCCGGAAGAATAATTTCTGATGAAATTTTTAACTTTGTTTTTGAGTCCGACATCATTATCAGCCTTTACTCTTAACTCTTTTCCAAGCGCCACAAACATTTCTTTCTTTTCCATTTCGTTTTTCCTTTCCAATATTTCTCTTGCAATTCCCTTCGTGTCTAAAATATCCGTGATTTCACATCCAAAAAACAATGACAAACGGTACAGCGTTTCGCCGGACAACTTGTTAATCTCTTTCTGCCCTTGCTCAACATTCCGTAGATGCGTATAGGACACTCCCGCAATCTCGGCTAACTTCGCTTGACTCAATCCCGGCATCTTTTTTTTCATTTCTTCTCGCATTTCTTTTAACTTGTTCATACTGTTCACCTCGTAATTATAGTAACTCTAAAAAGTTATATTGTCAAGAGACGAAATGTTTTTAATCTACTGACTATATTAAGTTTTCAATGTGCGTCAAATCATTAAATCTCGGTTTTACCAATTTATCATTTCACCTTTAATCCGATATCCTGATTGTTGTAAGAATCTCATGTAATCGCCATATTCCACTAACACAGTGTCAAATTCTTCCCATAGGCTTGTTAATTTTTTTGTCATAAAAACTGCTTCGTCGCATTTAATGACTCCATTCATCTTGCCTCCTAAAATGTTAGTCTCCTGCAAGCCGAGTCCGCAGACTCCGGTCTATAAGCTCGTCACTTATAAAAACCCCATAACTCTTTAATGCTTCTTTTTTCATTTCTTCCCGGGTGAACGCGCCCTCTTCGATGAGTTTTTTGATACCATGCCGGATCACAATATCATCTGAATAACTGTATTGATCATCCAGTATGTCGATGTATTCTTCGATAAAGGCCGCGATCCGGTTTGTATACTCTGCATCCATCTTTTTCCCCTTAAATGTTAGTCCTCTTCCCATTCATCGTATTCGATGCTGGCCGCTGCCGCTGTTAATTCATCTTCCAGCTCTTCATCTAAAATTCCGCTGTTGATTACTCTATAGATTGCTACTACTGCCTCACTTCTTTTCATCTTTCATCACCTCTTAAAATGTTAGTTTTGTCACTCTCCGATACCTGGTATTTTAGCCGCTGTATCGAAAGCTTCCCGCACAATCTCGTTATATTCTTCGATGCTTTTTATCCCTTCGGGTAGCATTGATATAATCTCTATATCCGCTATCGCCCGAAATACCGGGTAAAACTGCTGCGGCACAACCGCATTGCCTAAGCATCTAAGTCGGTCCACCCTAAAGGGAATCCCATTAGCCACTCTACCCACGTCGGGTTCAATTGACCACCATCTTCCTGTGATGGCGGTAAAGTGCTGTTCTTTGCATCCTGGGCGGTCGGGGAATTTAGCATCTTCACCGCCGCCGGCAAGTCCGGGCTTCTCCTTTTCCGCTCTGCCGGGCAGTCTCCCCTGAGTGTTGCTTTTGGAGTCGGCCACATCTTCACCGCGCCGGACAAAGTCGGTGTCGGTTTGTCGTGATTCCCCTGACTGTATTGATAGTCCCCGCTCTCCTTTGCTCGTGGAGTCGGCCACATCTGTACGAATTCCTGCGGGTTCGGAGTTTTCCCTTTTCTCCATGCTTTGCTTCTTCCCTTCGTACCGGTTCCCGCTGTTGGCGTTCCGAGCCACAGATTGCATGTATCCGGGTTTACTTGTTCCCGTAGGTTGGCCGGGCTCGTTCGCCCCTTCCTGGAGCCTTCCGCCTGTCTCTTCAAGGATTCTGCTGATCTCTGCAGCAGATGATCCATTGTGTTCGGAGTAGCCCACAATTGCTGTTCTGTACCTTTGATGCGGGGCACCGACGCCGCAAGCTGGTATAAGAAACGTCCTTGTTTCGTACCCTTCGGCTTCCAGGTCAGATAGCACATCGTCGAGTGCCAGATTGACGATTCCAGCAACATTTTCTCCAACAACCCAAGTGGGCCGCAGCTCTTTGATAACTCTAACCATTTCTGGCCAGAGGAAACGGTCATCTTCCTTGCCTCTTTGCTTCCCGGCAACGGAGAACGGCTGGCAGGGGAATCCCCCGGAAATAACGTCAATTGTCCTTCTACCTGTTCGCGCATAAAAATCCTCCCCTGTTAATGTCCTGATATCTCGCCATCGCGGTACATCTGGCCAATGTTTTTCTAATACTTTTGTAGGATAGTCCGCAAACTCGCACTGCCCTACAGACTCAAATCCCGCCCATTCTGCCGCAAGATCAAGACCGCCGATCCCGGAGAATAGGGATAAATGTGTTAATTCTTTCATATCATCCAGGAGCCGGATATCCTTACGCGCGCTGCTCCGCTCCTTTCTTAGTGTTTTTTTCACTCGACGTATATTAATCAAAAATTTGAACAATAATATAGTCGTAAACAGTTTTTAATCTTTCACATTGAAATACCCCTTTTTCTGCACGGCTTCGGCCGTGCTTTTTATTGCTAAATAGGCATTTTGTTCTTTAAAATTCTGGGCCGTAATGATCTTGTGCGACTGGCCCGTAATCCTCAATATCTGATACAGCGATTGTTATTAGTCTATCTTCTTTTAGCAGCGTGATAAATGTGTCGTCTATTTCTATGATTGTTCCTGCTGCCGATTTCCCGTCGCTGGTGAACAGTTCGACATGGTTACCGATTCCAAATTCGTGTCTAAAACTGCCTATGTACAGTTTTTTCTCTACAACCGCGCTCATTCGTCATTACCTCCTGCTGCCAGTTCGATTACTTTTATTCCCATGATGCAATATCCTTCTGCTATGCCGGTATATTCTTCAAGGATGTATGTTACCCTCGCTTTGATTGCTCTGCCCGTGTGCTTAGCGTCTTTAAATTCAAGTAGTTCAAGCAGGTCGCTTTCTTTATAGCCCCGGTCATTTTTGCGTAATTCAAATGGTTTTTTCCCACTCATGATGTCGTCATAGTACATTGCTGCTAGCTTGATTCTGTGAATCTTGGGGCCTGGCTGTGAATCGCTTGGAAGAGTCTTCATTTTCTCCGCATCCGCTTGATCGCGAAGTCTAGCGGCGGTCTGCCGGTCAATGGCGTCTTGTTTCTCAGAATATCGTTGTTTGTCTGTCTTCTCTGCTTCGGCTTTGTTTTTATATTCGTTACATTCGACCGTGGTATTAGATCTCATATTGCACTGCTGACAGTGCTGACAAGAGTAACAAATTGAATTTATTTTCCCTGGCTGGGGTTCGAATTCTTCTTCCCCTGTTTCGGTGTCACATTGTGACATTTCCCCGGATTTACTGGCTTTCGCATCTTCCTCTACCATTTTTTTGACGGTGTCACTTAGCAGTCCATCGGTGGCTATGGCTTCTTTTTGTTTTTCCTCCGGCATTTTAGACATTTCGTAAGCGGTAGAGAAGTTAATATCGCCTTTCTCAAAAGCTTCTTTCCCTTCTTCGCAAAGGGCGTTGTTGATCCGGTTGATCTTCCCAAGCGTTCCGGTTGCCATTCCGGTAATTCTTGCAAGATAATCCCGCATTTGTCCTTCAATCTTTAGTTCGCCCTCTTCCTGGGCCTTATATAAATACTCCGTAAACACTCTGATACCCTCGTTCCGCTCCCAGTCGGTCAGGTTTCGATTGAAGAGATTGGCACTATGCAGGGACAGCATGAACATGGTTTCGGTCATTTCTTTCATCTTGCAGTCTACTAAGGCAAATTCTTTATGTCCCCGCTCTATATTTAAGATCGCCGCCAATTGTCGCCGGTGGCCTATTGCGATCCGGTCTTCTCCATTTACCCTGCCGACAACGATTTCTTGTAACATTCCTACATCCAGCATGTTATCGGCCAGCTCTTCGATGTTAGTTTGCGAATAGCTGTTTTTTTCGCTCGGAATCAGGGTGCGTGGGTCTAACTGGATTTTTTCAAACTCGCCGCCAAAGATAATTTTGTCCTGCCGGTGGCGGTTTAATCTATCTGCGATTCCGATCTTTGCCATTTGCTATCCCTCCTATCGTGACGTCCATGTATTCCAGTGTCAGGTTTTTGTAGTCTCTGGTGGCGGCACTTCTTGGCGTCACTTCTTTCAGGCTTCGCTTCTTTTCCAGCGTCCAGTCAACGACACGTTTGCTGTATCTGATATGGGTTGTGAAGGTACTGTACTTGCTTTCCTTCAAGGCATCTTCGCCTTTGATTACCGCGATATCTTTCGTAAACATGGTGACCAGACATTTGATGATTTTTAAGCTTGGATTAAATTGTCGGATTTCCTCAATGACTTCCGCCAGCTCTTCCATGCCATCCAGAGCGCATTTGTCAATTTTTATAGGGATCATGACATCGTCGGCTGCCGCTAATGCGTTTAGTACATTAATTCCTACGCCCGGCGGACAGTCGATTAAACAGTAATCATATTCCCCTTCCACTTGTCTTAGTGCGTCACGTAGCCTGGTGATCTGGTTTGTTCCCACAGTCAGCATTAGGTCGGTTGCTGCCGCATCCAGATTCATGTTTGCCGGGATAATATCTAATCCGGTTCTGCTGCTGGGCCTGATCAGTTCCGATGTATTTACCGCCCCATTGCGGTATATCTCTTCCACGCCCTTTTCATCGTAGCTATGTACGTCAAAGAATTTGCTGACATTCCCCTGGATATCGTTATCCACGATCAGCACCCGCTTGTTGTGCATGGTGGCCATGTTGAGGGCTAAATTAATGACCGTGGTAGTCTTGGCGGTGCCGCCTTTTAAATTGATGATCGTTAGTATTCGCATGTTTCGTCCTCCTTATAATTTTTCTTAAATCGATCCATCCACTCTTTTCGGGTATGGGTCTGCTCGTATTCCGTCTGGATCATTTCACATAACTCTTCTCTTGCCGCTCTGCTGCCGTGTACACCTTCTCTGCCGGTGCCGTGGTGCCGCAGACAGAGATATACCTTTAATCCTTCTGCTTCGCTGTCGGTCCGCTGGCTGGAACCGAACATCACATGATGCTCGTGGGTTTCCTGCCGCTGATAGTTCTTTTCTTTCTTTGCGCATAGATAACAGATTCCCTTTTGTGAATACATGATAGATTTTTTATGTGATTTCTTTTTCTTTCGTTTCCCCGGCTTGGGGAATGCCATATCACTGTAGTCTATACTCAATTGGTTGCCTTTCTGATGCACTCTGCCCCGCCGCTGACAATTTCACCGGTTTCTGTCTGTACCCACACGTCCACCTTCCCTTCCCAAGTGCAGGAAAATCCATAGATGGTACCTGATCCGCGGCGTATTTTGTTTGATAAGTGATCCGGGCATTCATAGGTTACCGGCTCCCCGGCCTTATATCCTCCTGCCTCTTCAATGATCTTAAATTTTATCCCCGGAAAACCCGGTTCGTGCGTAGTCTTTTCAACGGTTATGAGGTGTTGCCGGGTGTATTTTAGTAACTGCTGCCATAGGTCGGCATGTGTGACGTCCTCTCCTTTTACAGTTTTCCAGCCGTTTTTCTCCCATTGCGGTAACCTATCGGCTTGTATCGTGTTTGCCACGAACTCGCAGGATGTGACGATGGTGATATCGCAGTTCGTGCGTAGTCTTTCCAAGGCTTCCAGGATTCCCAGCAGGGTCAGGCGGTTGTTTGTAGTGTCGTTTTCCATCCCGCCCACATCGCGCCTGTAGACTTCGCCGCTTTGCGTAGTATATTCAAGGGTTGCGATCACTCTTCCGGGTCCATGATCCGGTCCGTTTAAACTTGT